GTGTAGGGGACGATCATACGGCGGGATCGTTTCATCTTCCATCGCCATGACTGCCGCCTTCCGTTATACCTGTACCAGTATCGGTATGGTTGTGACTCAAATAGACCCGATAGTCGCGGTCAATTGTTATAGCTGTACCAGTACGGGTGTAAACTGATATGTGCTTATCCGTATCAGGGTGATCTGCTTCCGCACACACTTTGTGATTGGATTGTTTTGGTTGTCCTATGAATTGCGACATTAGGACACGTCCCCGTTTGCCTGTCCCTGATCTAGCAGCACGAACCTGCGGGACTCGATAGCGTTCATGCACTGTGTCACCTGCTCATCGGTCAGAAACGCTTTCGCTTTCTTCTGATCGAAACGGTTAGTGGTGACGTGTGTCCATTTGATGACGGGAACACCGTTCAGTTCACCAGTGTCAGCTTCGCCTAGTGCTTCCTCAATTTTGGCGCGTGCTAGGTCAATTGTTTCTTGCGCCTTGTCGCGTTCAATTGTGTATTGGCGCAGGATGGTTACCCATCCTTCAATGTTGTTTAACGATTGCGCAGTCATCGTATTTCCTTTCAGTTGGGTCGGGTTGGGGTTTTGATAGTACGGCGCTGGTATGACGTGAGTCCACCGAACACGCCGTGTTGAATGTCGTTGTTTACAGCGAAGTTCAGACATTCGGCGCGAACGTGACACGTGTTGCAGATTGCGACTCCGGGCAGGTCAACGTTTGATTCATGGTTTTCGTAGAAAAACACCTGTAACGGTTGGCCTTTGCACGCGGCATCATCCATCCACGCGTATAGGCCACGGTCGTCACTCATCGCTGATCGTGCCAGTGATGACCGTTGCGAATAATGTGAATGTAGGTCAACATTCGTTCACTGATCGCCACATCTTCATTAACCGCGTACTTGTTGAGGAACGACACAATAGCCGAACGCTCATCTGCCTTGCCTTTTTTGTAGATTTCGTCTGGGGTCATAGCGGGTTGCCCCATCCTTCCTGCCTTAGATGTGTGATGACGTGCATTAGGGGTGCTTCAGTTAGGTAGTCACGCCAGTGGAAACAGCGTGACAGGTGCGCCCGGTCTTTCCCGTAACCCCTTCGCTGTATCACCAGCAAACCAACGTCAGCGCGACTGTTGCGCACTTCCCGATTAGTTTCGGCCCACCATCGGTCAACGTCGGCAAGGCTTGCAGCTCGCGCCATTTCTCCCCACTTGACTTCAATGATCAGACCGGGGCAGGCGAGAATGTCGCCAACGTCGTTCACTCCTGCGAGCGCTCGCCGTTCGGCGTGGGGGAAACCGTTGTCACGGAATACACGCGTGATCGCGGTTTCCCCCATTGTGCCAATTTGTTTCGGCTTGTTAGTCACCCGACGGTGCGCCGTTCACCGCGATATAGGCATCAATCAGTGCCTGTGAGAATCGCCCACGGTCGCCAACCTTCCAACCGTTAGCTGCTGCCCACTTGCGTACTGCCGCAGGGTCAATTGTGCCCGGAACAATGTTCAGCGCAGGCTTTCGTTCCATCAGTGTTTCCTTTCGGGTTTCCATGACACGGGGTTGTGTCACGAGTCCATGAGTCGTGCAATTATCCACACGCCGAACACGATTGCGGCAGTGAGATACACGGCAAGAACTAGCAGCATGAGTGACGCAAGTATTTTCGTGATCACGATGCGACCGCCAAAGCGTTACAACGTGAGCCACGCAAATACCAATGCTTTGCGCCGTTACCGTCACGCCACGCTGTGAAGAACGCGGCATCTTGCCAGTAGCGGGGCCAACGATTGATTGGCACTATGCGAAGGTCAATGATTTCTGCACGCTTCGTACGGTGTTCGCGCATCAGCATGTACGTTAACGACACGCGCCATGCACGGTCGTTGAACTGGTATGCGCCAGCGTGGCCGGATGAATTGCGTGCACGATAGTTGCCGTGTGACTCGCGCCAAATGATGCACTGTCGTGCCTTTTCGGCAGCTCCTGTGAACCACTTTCCACGGTATACCGATGGTGCAATGTTTGTTGCTGTTGCAGGGGTCGCAGTATGAACTTCAGTGTGTGCGGGTGCGTTCGGGGTGAACGCGATGATTGCCGCCATTAGTGCTGTGATCATTCCTTTACCTCCTTTGTGTTGCCGTGCGTGCTAGTGCACGCATTGCGGCTTGATGCTGCCGCATTGGCAAAGTTTCGTGCGTCTTTCGTCGGGTCATGTTGGCGGTTGTTGCGCCGATGATGATTCCGGCGGCGAACGCTAACGCGCCTGCAATGATCATCACGACTGTGAGTCTTTGATGAGGCGCAGTGATGGGTGTACCCGCTTGCCCATGATTACGTCGGTCAGCTCGTTTATGACTGCTTGCTGTTCGTCTAGTTCGTCCAGTAAGAACGCAATGCGGTTGTCCTTGTCGCGCATCATTCGATCATAGGTGATCACCGTGAGCAGGAGCAGCAGGGCACTGAGTGCCAGAATGGTCATTCCGAAACCGTCAATAGTCATTGTGTTTCCAATCGTTCGCAGGGATTGGGGTTGCCTGCCAGCGACCCTAGTGCGCTTCCCTTTCGCGGGGCCGCTGGCAGGCTATTTAGTTGTATGTGGTGCTGTCCCCCGTTTTGGGGGTGTCATCGTGCCGGGTCCACATTTCGCCCGTTCAACGTGACGGGGGTTATCTTGCGCAGGTTTAATGCCAAGCCGCAAGGCGACACGCCCAAAAAAGATTTTTTAGGAATTTTGGCGTTTTGGTGTTGACAGCACCTTTCCATCTTGTAGAGTTCTCTACATGAGGTTCGGATGGTCCGAATCGGAAGGGGTCAAAATGACCAGCACCAACACCAACCAGCTCCCCACCACGATGGGTGAGATTGCACGCGTCGCCGCAAAGGCGCTTGACTTTAACGCCCTCCTGACCGGGGTTCACGTCCTTTGCGCAGACGGCACTGAAATGCCGATGAGCCGTGAAGCTGTCGCAATCTGGCGCGACAAGAACTAAGCCACCACCTAGGTGGGGGATCAAACGGTCCCCCACCATTCGACCCAACCCAACCCCACCCGAAAGGTACGACAATGACAATCAATGAGCTGAACGAACTGACCCGGACTGACCTTATTGCGATTGATGACGCGCTCATCATGCTTGGCAGGTGGGAACATCGTGAAACGAAGAACACCAAAAATGCCGACAAGGCCATGAACGCGCTCAACCGTATCGCCGTGCGTTACAGCCTAGTTCCGCCAAACGGTGACGCGGCGACCATCGCAAACGGCTAACACCCAAAACGCCAATAAACCCCCGTTGCCTCTCGTGAAGGCAACGGGGGTTTATTCGTCGAAGAATTCGCTGAAGTCATCTTCGACAGGTTCGGCCCGTTCAATATGGGCAGAAAAGCCTATTGGCGTTTTGGGGTCAGGTTCGGGGTCAGGCTCAGGAACCACTGCGAGCGCCACTGAAGCGACAGATTGCAGCAGGTGCGTTAGTTCCCGCTTGCTCATTTCTAAGCCTTCACAGCGCAGTTCTACGCCGCCCACGGTTATGCGTATTTTCATGGCAGGTTCCGGGCCGCGTCAGCGAATCGGGTTGCCCTAATCCGTAGCATGATCGCGTACACGATCAGGTCATCGGCTTCCTCTATTAGCCATGCGGCTAGTTCGGCGGGAGGTAGTGTCTCGAATTTCTGTGTGCCGCTGCCGTCGTCGTATTGGGCAGCTCCCACGCCTAGGACTCTGCTCGTGGTCGCCCGGATGGTGTCGGCAACTGTTGCTGCTAGTTCTTCGCTGGTCACAGGCAGACTCCCTAAATTCGGACATTTTGGTCACAAAAAGTTTTTTAGGAATTTTGGCGTTTTGGTCTTGCGCACTCCACTTTATCTTGTAGAGTTATCTACATAAGGAACACCGACCAAGGGAAAACGAAATGAGCATCTACACCGCACCAATCATCAAAGCCGCATCACAACTATCCGACACGCAGGTAATCGAAGCAATTATCGAAATTGAAAACATTTTCGCAGAACGCTTAGGCAACCAGCTTGCCAGCAGCGAAGCAGCAGACTACCGCTTAGTGCGTGCCGCACTGTACGAACTGATCGAAACGCGCTACCCGTGGCTTGACGAAATCCTTAACACATGGGCAGAAGCAGAAAACGACGGACGCACCTACACACAAGTAATCATTGAAGCGCTTTCCATTGAAAACGTATTGGTCTAAGGGGGAACAATGACTCGCACTTTCACTTGCGCTTGCGGTTGGTCGCATGACTACCAGTCAACGCTAGTCACCGACAACGCTGCACGCGTCACCATTCAACAGCACAACCTGACCTGCCCCAACGGCTTGAAAGGCTAGACATGAACATGATTGAACCCACCAACCCTGCACGCATCCACCTTGCCACCTTGGGCCGACAGTGGGCCGACGCGAAAGCCGCCGAACGGGACGCATCCCGCCTTACCTATCAGGCGATGAGGGACGCGCACGCCGTCGGAATGTCTGAAGTTCAGATTGCTTTGGTTGCGCTCGTTGACCGTATGACCGTGCGCCGCGCCCTAGGCAAACTCTAAACGGGTCGCGCTTCCCCACTGCGCAACACCCGCGACCACGCGCCACACTCACACAACACCTTCGGATGCACTGCCGTGCGCGAATACACAAACCCATCATGCGTCAGTTTGCTTGACCCGCAGGCGTGACACGTTGCCAGGTCACCAGTCCACAAACCCCGATGCGGTCCCTTAATCCACGGCGACAGCAGCACAAACAACTGTTCAGTGATGCGCACATCCTGCACGTTGTACCGTTTGAACTTCGCCCACGCCTTAGCGTCATTCTTCAACACGTCGTTCCACAACTGCTGCCCACCAGTGTCAAGCTTGCGGTCAAGGCCAAGTGCGCCCGTCACATAGTCAAGTTTATTTGACACGAACTTGAACTGTCGTTTGTTCACTTGCAGTAGGTCAATGTTTTGGAATGGTGACGGTGCTGTCATTCCGGCTAGCACAAATTCACGCATCAAATGTGGGTTGTCGAAACGCACCCCGTTGTAGGACACCACCACGTCAGCTTCATCAAACAGCCGCCACGCCTGCTTGACCATTTCTTCACGCCCGTCGTGAAACTCTGAAAAGAATTCCACCTTTGCGCTGTCTAACCATTTCGCGGCAAAGCACAACACCCGTGACGGTTCGATCAGTTGGGATGTGGAAACGTTCTGATCCCACAATCCCCACACGTACGCGATATTGGGTGACGTTTCAATATCTATCGTGAGAACTTTAGGAGCTTTCACTGGTGCAGGCCGCAGTGCTGCAATTTCTTTAAGCCTGCTGCTTAGCGTCATCGGCGGCAGTCTGACTTCCTGTGACGGTTCACGGTTCCATCAGCGATGTTGTGGCCTTCTGCTTTCAACGCCCTGCTAATTCCGCGTGCCGTAAATCCCGGGTCGTTCAATGCGAGCTGTAGCGCTTTAGCGTCATCTGCCTTCAGTGTGGTGAGTAGGACACACAGACTGCATGTCGGCCCTTTCAGGGTTCCTTTGTTTGCTTCTAACGCTTGTTGAAGTGTCATCGTTCCCCGTTCCTTTCAAATGCGCAGTAAGGAAATGCCAGGTCACTTCACGGTTCCATCACTCTTGATGCCTAGTGTCTTGATCACCCGTGCCGCGTCAGTGGTTTCGATACCTGGCGCAATATAAAAGTGCATCGGGTCGTTGCTCTCATGCTTGTTGTATGTCGGCCCTGTGTATACGACACCGGGCGCATCATTACACGCACCCCATCCGAACACGTGCCGACCGTCAGCAGTCTTGAAATTCTCCAAGATTGCAGAAATCTTGAGAGCCTTAGCCTTTGGCATTTTCGTGGGCCACGTATGCATTCCGATACCGTCTGACCAACAGTCAATTGCGTAACCCGCATGATCAGACACACCGTCACCCATGCGCGGGGGACGATAGTTAAATGACCACGTGTTACTCAGTGCCAGCGGTTCCACCTGATCAAGCAGCACACACAACCGCAGGAACAACGGCAAGTAGGCTTTACGCGTCAGAATCCACACGGGCCGACCGGGAACAAAACCGCGCTTCAAATATGGTGAACGGCTGTACTTGATTGCCGAATGGCCACTGACTGTTGCAGCCATTTATTCGCCGTCCTTCACCAGTGAAGCTGTACCTTTATCGCCAACACCAGTCGCCACAACAGAAGTGAGAATAGACGCGATCACCGCGACACCCGTGACACTCAGTGCCTGTTCCCAATCCACGTCAAGAACACCAGTTTCACCGACGACAAGAAAACCAAGCAGCACCTGTGCCGCTGTCCTCACGGAGCGTTCAACCGTGGATTTCCAAAACGTTGCAGAAAACATGTCAGTCCTCATCGTCGTAGGAAACGCCGACCGAATCGGCGATCTTGCCAAGCATGATCTCTAGTCGCTTAGTTGACTTCGCCACGTCCGGCAGCGACAGCCCACCGTTAGCGGTTGGCTGTATTTGTGCTGTCGCTTTGCTGATCTCGTATTGCACGATTTCTTTGATCTCTTGCCGTAGCTGCTTGCGCGTCCAACGGAACAAACCAACGACCGAACCGAAAAACAGTGCCAGGAAACCTAGTACGGCGGCAAGGTCTGTCACGTCTATACCGTTGTTGTTTACATCAAAGAAACCAGCAAGCATCATTGAACAGCCCCTATCGGCATGACGAAGTTACAGTAGATTATTCGACTACAGGTGTAGGTTCTTCGACTACAGGGCTGACGAATTCGTCTAGCTCAGTGTCGAACGTGTCACCAATACCCGCGTACTTGCCGCGCCGGGAACCAAGGTACGACGTGTCTACCCAAACACCGTCAAGACCGATGCTGTTGCAGTACGCGGTGATTGCCGCGTCATCGTCGCCGCAATGCGGGATGACAATAACCTGCGTCACGATCCCGTTTTCGATCTTTGCCGCGTGTGCGTTCTCAGAAGCCATGATGAACCTTTCTAGATTGCGTATCGAATAATGACAAGACCCGAGCCGCCAGCAGCAGCAGAACCGCTACCAGCACCACCGCCGCCGCCACCAGTGTTCGTGGTTCCTGCTGTGCCAGAGCCGCCACCAGCGCCACCGCCACCAGTACCACCAGCACCACCAGTTGAAGCGCCACCGCCACCGCCGCCACCGCCACGGGTAGTGCTAGTGCCGTTCACAGAGTTTGCTGCACCTGCGCCGCCTGCGCCGCCATTGTTACCTGTCGACGTTGTGCCGACAGCACCAGCGCCACCGCCGCCGCCGCCTGCCGTGCCTGATCCTTGACCGCTGTTGTTGCCTTGGCCTGTAATGCCTAATGCGGCAGGTGCGTTGAATCCGCGACCGAAGCCGCTTGACCCGCCACCTGACCCGCCACCGTTGCCAGACATTGGATCAAAGTTTCCTGCGGTAAGTGCGCCACCACCACCGCCACCTACGGCCCGGTAAATGTCAATTGTTGAGTCACTGCCGCGACCGCCTGTGATTGTCTGCGAAGTGTTCGCGGCTCCCGCCGCGCCCACAGTCACAGTCAGACTGCCAACAGCCAAACGCACGCCTTGCAGGAACACTTGCCCGCCTGCGCCACCGCCGCCGCCGTAGTTGTAACCGCCTGCACCGCCGCCACCCAATAGGTAAACGTCACATGATGCTTCAGCGGGGAACGTTGACACAGTGAGTGTGCCGGATGCGGTGAACGTGTGCACACCGTAAACCTGCCCGTTTACACCATTTGTGCCGTCACCCGTGAACGTCGTGTACGTGCCACCCGAAGCGGCAATTCCTGACGCGTTCGTTGACGCAATCGTGCGAACAACAACAATGCCACTGCCGCCTGCGCCGCCAGGATTAGAAGAACCGCCACCGCCGCCACCGCCGCCAAGGTTGGTCCCACCTGCCGTACCATTTGTACTAGATGCGCCGCCAGCGCCGCCGCCACCAGCGCCACCAGCAGCAGCAGAAGCACCAAAACCGTTTCCACCGCCGCCGCCGCCGCCGCAATATGTTACGGATGATCCTGTGCGCAAGGTATTTCCGCTGCCTGCGCCACCAGCGCCAGAAGCAGAAGTAGTGCCAGCCGTACCTACGCCTCCATTTCCACCGCCGCCGCCTGCACCATAGCCACCTGAGCCGAAACTCACGCCACCAGCAAAGCCTTGCAGCCCTGCACCCGCTACTGCGCCACCCGCCCAAGAGCCCGAACCGCCGCCGCCAGAACCGCCAGCGCTGCCGCTAGTGCCGCCGGGGGTTGAACTAGAACTACCGCCGACCCCGCCGCCTACTGCGGCCACTCCAAGCAGGGAAGATGTGTTGCCCGTTGAACCATTAGAATTTCCGTTGGCTCCCGCTGCACCACCAGCGCCAACTGTTACAGTGTGAGTTCCTGCGGTTAGATACATTGAAGTAATGGCAGCAAAGCCTCCACCGCCACCGCCGCCACCGCCCCAGGAACCACCAGCGCCGCCACCGCCAATCATAAACACGTCACATATACCAGCAACATCAACAGTGAGTGTTGCACTAGCAAGGAACGTGTTTACGTTGTAGGTGACTCCTGCGGCACTGTACGAACTGCTAGTGCCGCCAGATACAGAAGCGTTAGTTAAACCGCCGCCGCTGATCTCAGCCCACGCCGCACCGTCATAGTATTCAAGCACGTCATCATCGGTACGAAACGACATTTGACCATGCACCGGGGACGGGATAGCAGACGAACGCGCCGCCGTACCACCAAACACAAGAATACCCTGCATCAAATAATTGTTCACGTCAGCAGCGGCAAGGACAGCGCCAGCCGTAAAAGTCTTGAAACCACCAGCAGCCATTACAGTTCCACCCAACTTGTGCCGTCGAAGAATTCTAGTGTATCCGTACCAGTAATAAACGTGAACATTCCTTCTGACGGTGAAGCGATAGCGGAACCCCTAGCAGCGGTCCCACCAAACACCATCACCTGCTGCTGCATGATGTACGTGTTTACGTCAGCAGCAGCTAACACCGCGCCAGCGGTAAACGTCTTGAAACCAGAACCAGCCATTAGAACCCCAAAACGTTATTGTTAAGAGTGCCAAAAAATGTGTCATTAAGCGTAAACGCAACCGTTGCCTGCGACAAATTAAATGTCACGTCATGGTTTGCTGGCGATGCAGCATGTTCAATACCGTCAATAGTCACGTACTGACTAATAGCCGAACCAATACCGTTCGGGGTCCACTGCACTAGAACCGTGTCACCTAGTTCTAACGCCTCCACTGTCGCCGCGTTTACGGTAGACAGGGCCGACACGTTTACGGTCAGACTGTCCACCCGGTAACGGGGTTGCGCGTAAGTTCCCACAAGCCAATCCGCGAGCTCCTGCGCATCAGCCGCAACGTCAAGCAGGGTGTCATACGTTTGGTCTATCACCCCATACGATGCTTGTGAAGCAGCATCAGAAGCAGTGACCGTGCCACCAACAGCAGTTCCGCCGTAGTAGGTAACGGTAACGGCGTTAGTCATTTCCTCCGTGCCAAACACCACGCCGATATTGGTGAACGGAATACCAGCCGTGCCGAACGTCACCGCACTCGTGTACGTTTGCAGGTCATCACGGTCAAGGAACGTAAAGAACCCGTCACGACCAATGAACAGTGCGCCAGGTTCCGACAGTTCAACCTTCTGCAAATAGGCAAGACTATTAGTGCCAGCGGCAACAACGTCAGCGTCAAGGGTTGCACGACCCGTACTGATACGGCGCTGCCCTAAAGGCCAATCAATATCGTCCAAAACTGCACCGACACGTGCACCCGTCAACTGTGACGTTGCCGTGCCAGCGTTCAACTGTTCCGGCGTGACAACAGCGAAACCGTCAACGGCTTGAACTTCAGCTACCGAATCACCCGCAGGCGAATAGGAGAAATCCCAATCTTCAACGTTGCCAACAAACAGCAGTTCATTGTTGTCACTGATTTGAATTTGCTTACGGGGACCAATGTTGCCGTAGAACGGTGACGACGCATACAACGGATCAAACACGCGGCCACGATTGTCAAGGGCAACGTTGGCAATACCTGCCGTAAACTTTTCCAAAATGCGGGAACGTCCACGCTTCACCTGAACACTACGCACATATTCGGTAATATCAGTCAGCACGTCACCCGCCAGGGGACTAGAAACCGTGCCGCCAAGAACACCCTTCACCGGGTCGTCTAGCGTGAAAAAGTTTCCTTGACCGTTAGCCGACAGGTCGAAAGCAATTTCAACCTTCATCATGCCGCCGCAAAAACTTTGCCTGACGCATTTTCATACTTGCGCACATATTCAACGATTTGCTGTCCGATAGCACGGGGGTCACCAACGCCAGCGTTCACGTTGATATTGTACGTGTTTCCGCCACCGCCAGCCATAACCCCTGCACGGCTGACGCTAGTGCCAAGGTCAACGTTCGGCACAATCTGGCCAGAAGCTGACGGCAGGAACACTTCCGGCCCACGCTCACCCACAAGATATGCCGTGTTAGCGGCAACAGGTCCACCGTTGGCGCGACCCGGAAGCTTCACTGCGTCAACAAATTCTGTCACAGCACGGTTGACCGTGGTCACAGTAACTGTTGCGGTGCGGCTCATTGAAGAAGCAAGTCGGTCCATCAAGTTTTGAATGGCGTTGTAAACGTCACCACCCTTGCCGATAGCAGCCTTCAAACCTTCGTAAGTCTTGTTTGCTTGGTCAATGCCAGTTTGAATAAACGCGGGGACTGACATGCCCTTTGCAGTCGTGTCGGCAATCGTTTGCACTGCATTGAATTGTGCAGCAATTTCGGGGACAAGTCCCTGAGTGATGAGAGCCTGACCCCACGCGCCGCCCTTTTCCACGCCCTGCGAGATAAGGAAATCACTAAGCGCCTGACCACCCGGCTGATTGCGGATTGCCAAAATGACGTTGTTGAACCATTGGAACTTGTCAATAGCAGCCTGAAAACCTTGCGTCAACTTTGAGCCGACAAGGTTACCTTGTTCGTCAACGCTATCTTCAAAAACGCCAGTAAAATCAAACGCACTAGCAAGAGTCGTCGCCATACCAGCGGCCCACGACGTAGCCTCAGTCTGCGCCTTTTCCAAAGCGCCAGCAGCAGCAGTCAAAGCGTCAGAAATGTTCTTACGAATAGAATCAGCAACCGATGACATAACGTCAACGAAGGCAGGATCAGCGGCAGTGCGCTTTGCCTTTGTCAGCACATTGGTGATCAAGGTGTCTAGTGATGTACCAACCAGAATTTCGGAAGCCTGAATTCCCGCAGAAATACCTTCCGTCGCGGCTGTTCCAAGCTCGCGGAACTTAGAAATCTGATCCTTCATACCGTCATTAATGGCAGAAGCAGCACTGCCACCAGCCGACTTCAACTTAGACCGCGCCGCATTGATTGCTTCAATGCTGGCGTTTGTGATAGCGGTTGCACGTGCTTGCGCGTTTCGCTCATCGCGTGCAGGGTCAGGGGAATACCCGGTCATACTGAACAGCGCATAAGCCTCAGCTGCCGATAGGGCAGACGATGCTGATTTGTCTAGGGCCGACGCGGCAGCTTCAGCCTGCTTCGCAATCTGCTCAGTACGGTCAGCAGCAGTCTCCGCAATCTTCGTGTATCCGGCATACAGTTGTTCCGCGTAGGCAGTCGAACGCGCAAGTTCCTGCGTTGAACGAGTAGTGGCCTGAGATTGCTCAGATAAATCGCGGAGTCCATAACCGTACTTTGCAGTCGCTTCGCGTGCCGCGTTCAACCCAGGAGTGACTTCACCTGTTACTTTATTGAACTGAGAAATTCTTACTGCGCTATCTTCCGTTGCACGGTTGACCAGATAGAAACCACCAGCGACAACAGAAAGCGCCGCAACCACAAGACCAACAGGACCAAGGGCCAGGGTTAGGGCAATGTTGAAACCTGCTAGTGCAGTGGTAGCAAAACCTACTGCACGAGTAAGCAGCGGGAACGTGGCAGCAAGGCCAGTATTAGCGATTCCCTTTTGTATCGCTGCCACCTTCGCGGCGATCAGGCCAGTAGTCCACGCGGCAAGAACAGCGGTCGCACCGATGACAACAATTCTGTTGTTCAAAAGTGCCGCAGTCAGGTTAGCGACAACTGTCACAACACCAGTGAGCAGCGGCAAAACAATTCTGATTGCACCAGCAAGTAGTTCACCGATAGCACTAGCGGCAGTTTGGAAAGCCGGAGTGAGATCACGCAATGCCGGACCAAGACCATCAGCAAGCGCAGACAGGAACGGCAACAGGGCCGCGCCCAAATCCTCCTGCATGTTGCCCATCATCACCGACAGGCGACCCGTCGCCGTAGCCGTCGCCGTAGCGACACCACCAACCTGCGATTCAACTTCGCCCATGATGACGTTCTGTGCTTCAAACATATTGTTTGACGCAACCAGCGCGGCCACCTGATCTTTCTGACCCTGCGTGAACGTTACGCCTGCACGGCTCAGTGCTGTCAGTCCCTTAGTGGGATCGTTCAGCGCCTTGCCAAGCATCTTTGCGGCAGACTCTGCGTCACCGAAACCAGCCGCCGCCAGGTCTTGCGCCGCGACCGTGGCACGGTCAAGCATTGCGCTGAGTCCTTCGCCTTCGTTCTTCACGTTCTTGAAAGTCAACAGAAGGTTCGTTGACTTTTGGATCAGCTCATCGTCAATACCCATTTGTTCAGACAGGCGGCGTGAAAGTTCGGAAACCTGTTCCGCAGTGACCTGTGCTGCACCACCAGTGGATTTGATGATTTGTTCAGTCGTCGCTTGAACAACTGCGGATTCTTCAGCAGCCCTAATCAGGCTCATAAATCCCGCAGTTACACCACCGATAGCAAGCGCACCAATAGCAAGCTTGCCAGCCATTGACTTAAAGCCGTTGCCAACATCAGTCGCGCCCTTAGTGGCGATCCCGGCAGACTTCGCCATTGCGTTAAGTTCGCGCTGTGCCTTAGCAATATCTTTACCGTCGTACTTGCCGACAATGGAAATAGCAATAGCCATGATTTGCCTTCCTTATGCGGTAGTACGGTTAGTGATGCGCTGTGCTTCCTGAACTGCTGACAAAATTCTCATTTGCGCATCTTCCACATTGCGCTCACCAGCGGCCCACAAGCCACGAGTAACAGGAAAAGTTTTCTGAGCATTAGGAACGAAAGA